ACCTACCGGTACCAACGCGGGACACATGGATACTAACCATTCTGACATGGTTCAGTATAACAAGTATGGAGATATTGGTAGTTGGTTTGAACGTATTACATCTCCATCAAGCGCTGCTCCAAGTAATAGACCACCAGCTGGCTGGAACATGGTTACAGGGGCATGGACTTTAGATTTTCAACGCGAGTTAAGCACAGTAAATACAGGTATCGCTGCAATTAAATCACCTGCAAGGGAGACAGCTACAGCCGCAATCGAAACATCTTTATTTCCTGTTCCTGCTGGTGGGCTTATGAGAGCTGTGTCAACAATGAGAACAGATAATACTGGTGCTCGTTTTACGATGAAGCTTCACGAGTACCAAGCTGATAAGTCTACACAGAATGGTAGCGGAACTGAGTTACTTGCAGACGGTCAAGCATATCTTCAAACAGCTGACACTTGGATTGAAGCTTCTAAAGGTATCAAGTTGGCCAGCACTACCAAGTGGTGCAAGTTCAAGTTCCTAAGATCTAACGACACCGGCAACGTTTACATTAACGATGCTCGACTCGTTAATGGAATCATTACATTCAGGGCCAGTAAGACAGACAGTCAAACACTTACGCCTGGGGCAACTGACACAATTTTATTTAACGAACGAAGCACTGCTCCAAATCATGATGTGTACACTGCTTACGCAGCTGCCACAGGGATTTACTTAATAGTTCGGGACGGTATTTACGAGTTCTCAAGTCAAATAACTATTACACATGACAATGATGCTACTCATTTCGATGCGGTGGATTCGGGTATTCAAATATTAGTTAACTCCACAGCAGCCGCAGTTAATTATGGGGAATCAGTAACTCAAGGTATTACTCAGTTTAAAGTAAGTACAGGTCCAATTAGCTTGAATAAAGGGGATGAAGTTAAAGTTCAAATTATAAACGGGACTGCTAAAACTGTTACAGTTAAACCGACTGTAGGTTGGAGTTATTTCAACGGCAAACAAATCGATTAACGGTGCCTTCGGGCTTCGTCCGGCTAGGGGGCTCCTGCCCCGGTGATACCCCTGGCCGGTTATAAGTAGGAATTTTTTTTTAAACGTGCGTTTAGTTTATGGAGGTAAACACCAATGACTGTTATACTTTTTCATAATAAGCGTCTTATCGGGAGATGAATAATGACAATGCGTGGACTCAAACAGCAAAAGTTTATAGCAAAGACCGCTACAGGTTTCAATGCTACAGCAGTTAACGGTGCAGTTGCAGCTGGAACTACAGTAGATTGTGAGAACTTTAATCAACTTACACTGTTCTGCACTTATACCCGTAACGCTGGAACTGGTCTTCAATTTAATATTGAACTAAGCGACGATGGTACCAACTTCTATAAAATGCAAACTACTAGCGTAGCGGGTGGGACAGTAACAGGTAGTGACCTACTTGTACTGAAAACGATTTCATCGACAGCTAGTTTTACAATCAATCTCAGCATTCAAGCTAAGAGTATTCGCCTTGCCAACGTGGTGTCCACTGGTTCACCCGATGCAGATGACAAGGCTACGATATCCATGATGCTCGGGAGCCTATAATGTCTTTTAATGATTTAATTTCTGCTATTGGTCCGGTACTCCCAGACAACACCAGCGTTGCGCTTGATATCGAATCGACGGATGCGAAGGATTATATTACCATCCAGACTACCGACAGCGACGAACGTATTATATTATCCCAAGAACTCACTGTACCGGATGGGAGCATAAATAACCCAAGTATTAGATTTACAGGACATAACACCGGCATTCACAATGATAGCGGACATATTGCTGCAGTTCTGCAGGGTAGCCGGACTTATAAGCTCGGATCCGCTCACTTTCAACGTTATGACGTTGCAAGAGGCTTTGAGATAGATACTGCAGCTGCAACGACGACGAACCCTGTCTACGCATTCAACGGTGACACTGACACCGGAGTGGGCACCGGAGTAGGTGATCAACTTTCGCTTATTGCGGGCGGCGTTGAAGGGATTCGGATTACAGAGGCGGTTACGCACGCATCGGGCTCCATAGCTTCAGCCGTAGTAAAAATTCAGGACGCTATACAGTACAATTCTGGCACAGGTTCAGACACCGCAACGACTGAAGCGGTTTACCTGGAGGACACAAATTCTCACCTCGTTATAGATTTTGCTAATGGAAACTTTGGCGATGTAACATTGGCTGCGGCAATCGATACGGTCAAATTCTTAAATGCTCCGCCTGATGGTACAGTTGCAACGGTTACAGCAAAAATTACTCAGGACTCAAGCAATCGAGAGATTGATTATTCTGCATCGGCTGTAACAGTTTACTCGGAAGATGGCGACACAGCGGTTACTGGCGAAGTGCTTTGGTCTGGCGCAGCTGCACACGTTATGAGCACGGGCAGCGGTGCCGTTGACCTTGTAAGTTTCACCTGCATACCAAGCGGCTCAACGTTCAACATCTATGCGGCAGTGATTGGGCAGGCATTCGCATGATTTCCATACCCGACATAAGCCAGACCTATCCGAAAGAAAGCTTAACGCTCGACAGTCGCTTCGTTGTCGGTGAGGGCAATGCTCGGGATTTGTCAGGAGACTCGAATACCGGAACATTGGTTTCTGGTCGGGCCTTGTCTCTGGATGGGACAGGCGATTATCTTGACGGCGGCACCATTGCAGCTCATGCTTTTACAGGTTCGTTTACTGTCTCATTGTGGGCTAAATCTTCATCGGCAACCGAGCAGACTTTCTTAATGAAGTTTAGCGGCGGGTCAACGGGCTATCAAATAACGCTTAGGACGGACCAGTCAGATGCATACTGGCAATGCTCTGTTGCAGACAGCGCAGGATGGCAACACGCACGGGCTAACGAATCCCATTCTGGAATCCCGGCAGCGCTGGACGATGGTGTTTGGAGACATATCACATTAAGAGCAAACAACGGGACTCTTGAAGCTTATGTCAATGGCGTTATTGGCGGAGAAACTGACACTTACGAAAACACTACAGCACTCGGCACAAGTGGACAGCGGTTTACTATCGGGGGTAACTACTCTGGCACACCGTCAAAATTAGTTACTGGCTCAATGTGTGGCGTTAAGATTTTCAACGTTGCCCTAAGCGCTGCCCAGATTCTTGAGCAGTACAACAACCCCGAGCAGGTATTGCCAACGGGTGCAGTTACAGCGAATCTAATTAGCTATTGGCCTTTGTCTGATTATCAAAACCCAAGCGCGGACACTCTTAACGGTCTATATTTTATGGACCTCGGAACAGCCAAGAGCCATGCGTTGGCAACCGGTTGCGGGATGGACAGAGCAGAGCAACCGCCATGCCCACAGCTTGGGTTGATGCCGAGCACTTCGCGGGTCTTCTTCGATGGTGCTGATGATGTTTATTCCGTAGCGGCTGATTCAGATATTAATGGGTTGTTTGCCTCTGGTGGGTCTATCTCGGCGTGGATCTTTCCTAACAGTGAGGGCGATTCCTACGGTATGCTTGCCAATACTTTTGATAATGGCGGCTACGTTCTTAACCTCCACACCGTATCCGGCGCAACGAGCAAGCTTCAGTTTACGCAAGTGTTCGATGGTGATGATGCGACTTGGATTACTAACAGTCACGATATAACATTCGGTGCATGGAACCACGTTGTAATCACTTACGATGGTTCAAACGCATCCAACGATCCTATCTTTTATGTAAACGCAAGCGCGAAAGCTGCTACCGAAAGTATTGCAGCGGTGGGTACAGTTGGCGCTGACACTGGCATAAAGTATTTTGGTGCAAACGGTGATGGGGCTCGCGAGTTTGACGGCTACATTTCAGAAGTCGCAATGTTCAAGGCCATCTTGGACGCTGATGCAGTAACAGCAATCTATAACTCGGGTGTCCAGGGCTTTGACCTATCGACCGACGCGGGCAATTTTGACAACAGCGGGGATTTAAAAGGCTGGTGGAAATTTAATAACGCGTACACTGTCCAAGATTTAACGTCCTATAACAACGATGCAACAGCATCAGGTAGCCCCGTTCTCTCAGTCATTCCAGAAGGCGCAACAGCGGGTACAACTCTCTTTGGCAACACCGAAGAGAAACGTTTAGATAATGCGGTTATTAATCTTGACGGCTATTCGCGGGTGACTATCCCGCATGACGTAAACTTAAATCCAGATATGTCAGAAGGCTTTACGTGTAGCGCTTGGTTTAAGATGCGTAGCTTAGGAAGCGGCAGCTCTACGCCCATTTTCGACAAAGACAGTGGAAATGACCGCTGGTACTTGCGGATTAGAGACGACGCTTCAGACGTTTACCAATTCAATTTTGGCGACGGTTCAGGAACAACCGACATTGGCGGCGGCACGTTGTCAGATAACAACTGGCACCATGTGGCGGTGACTTTGGACTATGGCGAAGACGAAGGCATCTTTTACGTGGACGGCTCGGCGGTTGGCTCGGCTACCGATATCAGTGCACGCACTGCAGATTGCCCCGGCACCGATGACCTAACAATTGGCTCCGATGGTACGTCGGCAATTCTTGATGGCGCGGTTGCCTATCCTAAAATTTACGCCAGGGTTTTAACTGAAAACGAAATCAAACTTTTATATTCTAGCGGCCACCGTGTCGTGGGAGGTTTATGATGAGCCAGTGGAGCTGGACTTATATGTTGGTGCCTTTGGCTGACCTCGACAACGAGTTTCCGGCAGAGGTCACGCAATACGATTTTGATGTGACGGATGAAGATGAGAACACTTCAACTGTTCATCCAACGTTTAGCACGCAGAGCAGGCGGTTTAACCTGGGGGCTAAGTCTGACACGCATCAAGTGTTTAAGATTAGTTGCCTTGGCTTAGAGGTTGGTGGCGACTTCGATAAGTTTCGAGACCTTGGTTACTACATGATGAACCAAGCTCAAGCGGCCGCCTGGGCTGCAGCATTGCCGGATCCAGAAGAATAGAAATATCACCGGGGTAGTAAGGTGAATAAAAATGGAAGAGCTTGCACAACCTGTTGGAACGGCAGCATTGGTTGGCG